ATGATCAGAATATACTTATCTAAGTTATTAGGAGAACGTAGATGGACACAAGCAGACCTTGCTCGTAAAACTGGAATAAGACCAGCAACTATAAATGAAATATACCACGAATTATCTGAAAGAGTGAATTTAGAGCATTTGGATAAGATATGTGAGGTATTAGACTGTAGACTAGATGAATTAATCAAATATATACCAAATAAAAAGAATCATTCTAAAAAATGGTGGAAGGAGTAACTATATAAGCTACTCCTTTATGCTATTTGTATTATTCTTTTTCATTAATTAATGATGGAGCCTCTATATTTTTTATAGAAAAACTATAGCCAAAATTATCTGCATTTTTAATTTTAATTTTAATTTTTTGTTCATATTCATTTTCAAATATATCATAAAAATTAAAAATAAAGTTTATATCATCTTCAGCACTAACATTGGATAATACATCAAGGTGCACAATGCATTTTTCTCTGACTGAAAGCGATACTCCGTAATTATCATTTTTTGTTATTTTTTTATTTTCTGCCCTACAAATTATATTTAATGCAATCCCTATGCCATCATTTTTTAAAATAAAAGTAATATTTTTAGTTTTTAAACTATTATTATTAATATTTGCATTTTTTACATAATTTTCATTATCAACTGTGATATTAATATTTTGATATTCAGTAATATTTTCAACTGTCTTATTTATAATCCTTAAATATGGCTTGACTTTTAAAATCCTAGAATTTTTTGTAAATTTTCTTTCTTCTAACTTTTTATTATCATCTTTTTCCTTTTCTTCACTGTCTTTATTTTTGTAATAGTCAAGTGTCAAAAATACACCAGCAACCGAAAAAACACCCCCTAAAATAGCTCCAAAATAACTACCAAAAAAACCAACCCATGCGTCCCTCCCAATGCCTCCCGAATAAGGGAATGGTATTATCACCAATATATATACTATTACAGGCAAAACACAGATAAATAAAATAATATACATCCAATGTTGTTTTAAATAATCTAAAATTTTATCTAAATCCATAATAATCCTTCCTTCATATTTTTATACAATAATTCTACAAAAAATAAAAAAATCCTCCCTTTTACTGGAGAATAACCAAAATTATTTACGGTTCAATAAAACTCTAATATATGTCAATAATCTCAACTACACTTTAAGCTGCATCTTCTTTATTTTTTTAAGATGTGCCTTTATGATCCATCTTTTATATAAGAAAATAAGGAAACAGTAAATACTGATTCCTTAAGTTTCCTAATTGATATAAGGATAAAAATCTTTATATCAACAAATACTAAAAACGCAATTAATCCTCTAACACCGAGAAAGGAGGACTACATGATGAATTTTAACTTTTTTATTTTAGTAATAAAAGTTGGGATATTACTAATTGAATATTTTCTTAAATTAAAGTAGTTGATTGAGCAGTTCCAGCTGCTCTTTCTCTACTCATATTATGTTCAATAAGAATAAATTAAATACACATAAAAATAAATTAAATATAAAAATTTGATTTTAATTTATTTTTATATGCCTGTATTAATTCCAATTACGTCGATAAATGAAAATAGAACATATTTTTATGTAAAAAAATAAAGCCTAGGGATTAATTCCCTAGGCTTAAAATTATTGAGCTTGTTGAACAGTAGCAGAGTTCTGAATATCAACAAGTCTTTGTTTGAGAGCTGCATTCTCCTGAATTAATTGAGCACTTTGAGCTTGTGCCTGCTGTAATGCTGCTGATTTTTGAACATCTGCAGGCTTGATAATACCACTCTCTAATAGTTTTGAATTCACATCTCCAGTAATTGATTCCCTAAAATGCTGAATATCTTCTTGGCTAATACCAGGAATCTTTTCAGCTATATATTTATCAAAAGTTTTTAATTTATCTTCTGATACACCAATTTTGCCTTTAAACTCCTGTTCTACTCTATTATATATATCTACTGCTAATTGCCTTTTCGCATTGTATTTATCAGTACCCATTTGCTGAATTAATTTATCTTTTTCAGCTTTAATATACTGAATTCCAATGTCCATTAAACCATCAAGAACAATTTTTAATATTGCTAGTATTCCAGCAACCGCAACTCCTTGTATTGCTATTTTTGAACCTTCAATTATAGCCTGTGTGTTATTCATTTTACATTACCATCCTTTTAATTTATTTTTATATTAAAAAAGACAACCTATAATCAAGGCTGCCTTAGTGAATCTTGAACCAGTTATTTTCTATATCTGAATACAAAGTATTTGCGGTTTGTGTTCCAACTTCTCTATCTGCAGCTATATGCATAATCTCTTGATACCTTTGTACTGCATCACCAGTAAGTGTTCCAAAATCACCATCAATTTTAAGATTTATACCCAACAATACATTTAGTATAGCTTGTAGTAATCTTACTCTATTACTATTTTCACCTTGTTTAATTGCCCCCATAGTATCTACCTCCAAATTTATTTTTGCAGCTGTTAAAATAACGTTATTGCTTGCTGATCCTAACAATATTCCATCTTTAAAGATATTCTTATCACATTCACTTAAAATTCCAGCTGATCTTCCGTGTTCTGTATACTGCCACCCTACTTCATTTTGTACTTGTGGATCATTAGAGCTGTAGTTAGCTATCCATACAGGAATATCTTGAAGCTGTGAATAATCTATATTATCTCTTAAAAAGCTTACATAGGTATAAAGTACACATTCTATACCTTTAGATTTCATAAGGTCATAGAACTGTCTTATATTATTTGTTATCTGCTGCTTTGATTGACCTAAGGTAACCTCACAGTCAATTGCTAGTTTACAATGGAATGGCAAGCTGCCAATTACACTTAGTATATTGTTAACTTCATCTTCCATAGAATTATTTCTAAGAAAATGATAGAAACCTATTTTTAGTCCTGCTGCTATTGCCTGCTCATAATAGGTTCTAAAATTGCTGGCTTTCCATGTTTTGCCTTCTGTACTTTTTATATAGGCAATTTCATTGCCATCACTTCTAAGCGCTTTAAAATCAACGATACTCTGATAATCTGAAAGATCTATTCCATTCATGCTATTTCCCTCCCTTATTTTTTAATTGTTCCAAAACATTAATAAGTTTCTGTGGTAATGGCACTCCTGTTTTGCCTATATTCTCTAAAATAGAAATACCCTCGTTCGCTATATAAAAATAACAAACGAAGGTACGGAACACCCATACATCATTATTTATTAATCTGTCTAATAAAACTGCTATTGTAACTATTATAAGAATTGACAGTTTCTTAGCAATCCCTTTATAGCTTATCTTACTATTTACCTTGTGTTGCCATATAGCTCCTGCCAGCCCAGTTATATAATCTAGTCCCATGAACCAAAATAACACTGTCAGCGGAGTATCCCACCCACCAAGAATATACGTAAATACACCTCCTATCCCTGCTACTATGCCATTAAATAATGGATTGTCACCTAATAATTGTCTTTTCACATTGCACCTCCTTGAATTTTTGAGTATTAAAAAAACACCTACCTAAGTAGATGCTATTGGATAACTTGTATTTATTGCACTTGCTAATACCTCCAAGGTTTTACTTGCAGTATTGACCTTAAAATCTTTAGGACTATTCATAACGTTCATATCCTTATCCAACACCACAGAATCTAAAATTAAGGCTAGATCCGTAGAGTGACTGCCAAAGAAAACATTTAATTCTTGGATTCCAGTACATAAAGAATATATATCTCCATTACTTTTGTAATAGAATACTGTCATTTTAGTATTCATTTCGTCTAATGTTGCCATTTCAATTTACCTCCTAAATTAAGCAATAGCTATATAATCAATATCAATGTTACCGTCTTGATAAAAAGTCCACGTAATACCATCCGCGTTTACACTTCCTGTAAGAATTGTTACATATACATCAAAAGTTCCATTTGCATAGTTTTCTGATGTTGAAATATATTGTTTCATTAAAATATATCCTGAGGCCGTATCACTTTTAATGGATATATTAATACTAAATTCTTTATTTCTATATTCATCCGGTAGAGTTATTATGGTATGTGTACTATTGGGTATGGTGGCAGAACCCTTATAAGTTAAATAATGATATTTTTTCTTTGTGGCACCGTTTATGTGTTCTAACCCATCAGCTGAAATTTTGGTTGAGGTACCGTCTGAATGTGTATATAATGAATAATCCTTAGTATGCTGCGCTGTATCTCCAGCTTTACCGAGAGTAAATGTTTGACCATCAAAACTATAATCTCTTCCAACTAACTTTAAGTCAGTACCATCAAAGTAAAGATTATAGTCTGTAGTGGAATTTCCAATAAGAAGAGTTCCCTGGTCTAAATTAAAAGTAACCTTTCCACCAACTAAAAGCCCAGCAACTATTAAGTCTGCAACAAATCCTTTTCCAGTTCCAAAGGTTCTCCAGTTCCAAGCATTACCTATCTTATCTGCAGCTATGGCAAAAATACCTGGACCCAAATACATAGCTCCATAATCAGGACTATCCGCATTTGTATTTTCTAATAAATATCCCTTATCTTCCATTACAGTTGCATTCTGATAAGCTCCGCTGGCAAGTAACTTGTTTTTAAGCGTATCTATTATTCCCTGCAGGAAGAAAGTATTAAGTTTTCCCTGTGCTGTTAGAACTGCATCAAGAGCATTAGCCGCACGTTGCATATTGATTTGTCTATCTGTTAAGGTTTCAAATTTATTATCTATAGTAAGCGTGGAATTCCAAGGTTGTAACAAATCCTCATCCGTTTCAATAACTGTAAACCAATCATTAACATTCATGACTTCATTAATAACTTTGTAGTCATTACCTATAACAAAATCATCTATATTAAGGTTTAATACACTTAGATTTAAGGCTGTAATCTGTAATTTGATTTTAGCTTTCTTAGCGTTGTCTAAATATTCTTGGCCTGCAGCTTTAAGTGCGTTTACATCTGCAATATCCTTTAGGTCGGCTATCTGCTCGACTATTCCAACTTGTGCTACTGTGGCAGCATCTTCTAAATAGTCCTTACCATTATTCACTGTTTCTATAGTAAGGTTATCTTTGCCTACTGGAATAACTCTACTTGCTATATTGGTTACATCATTTTCAAGTGTCATATCCTTCATGTTATAACCTAAATGAATAGTCGTAGAGCTTTGCTGACCCACTAGTCCCGTATAGTCTAAATATCTAATCCCATTTTCTTTGCGAACACTTAAGACCCCATAAAACTTATTTACAAACTGGTCAATTATAAAATTAAGTGTATTCTCAAAATTTGTTGCAATAGCCAAAACACCAGTAACATCTACAGTACCTAAAGTAAACTGTTTATCACTGGTGGTATGGCTGTTATGATAGTCTATAAGTAATTGTAGCCCTTGAATAATAGAAAGCCCGCTTAAATCCCACGACCTGGTTCTAGTATCATTTAAATAAGCAAGTTCTCCTTCACAAGTAACCTCTTTATAAAATTTGCCTGTGTTATCCATTTTGTTCGGAGAGCTTAAAACTCTGCCTTCAAATCTAATCTCGTTATTTCTGATACCTATAACTTTGATTAATGTAACTAAGTCATAGATCTTATCAAAACCTGGATTAAACTTAGGAACAGTAAAGGTTAATTTTTCAGCTACGGACTTTCTTCTATTCAAATCTAGTTTTGTAAACTTGGGAGTATTTTTATCTGGTGCAGGAAAATGCACAATAGTTTCTTCTGTACCATTAATTAAGATTACTTTATAAATAGGTATCACCTCCTTTTTGGGTATTAAAAAAGAGCCTTGAATTTCTTCAAAACTCTTTTATCAATTAATGTATTGTATTAATTAATTCCTCTTGTTTTTTTATATACTCTATAGCGTCTTTAAATGTTTTATTTTCATTTTTTGCCGCTAATAATCCTAAAGCCGTAACCTCTCCTTTGGTAGCCTTAGGATAGTCACTTTCAAAACTATATTTCTTATTAAGTTTATGCATATTAACTTCTATTAAGCTTTTATTGTATTTTTCTTTAATAATTGTTAAGTTTTTATTAATGTAGTTAAATAGATATTCCCCATACTCATTTACTTGTTCATCAGTAGGTATATACCCATTATGAATAACTTCATTTCTGAATTTTGTTATATTTTGTTTTTCTTTATTTTTTTTATATGTTTTCATTATAGTGTTATTTATATCTTCAGGGCGCTTTTTAAATTCTTGTAAATATAAGAAATAAAAAGCACCTAATTGCCTTTCAGATTGAGAAGATACATATTTCCATGTCTTTTCATATTCTTCAAAGCTTACACCATTATTTACAGAGAACACTGAAATACACCATTCATGAAATCTTTCTAATGATGAAGCCAAACACGAAACTGCTTCTTGCTTGTATCCATCTAATAAAGCTGATATACTCATATCAAATAATATTTCAAATTTTTCATTTTGAGATATTAAATGTGTTTTATGTCCTTTGTTACATGTTAATTCATATATTCCTTCATCATTAACATTTACATCATTAAAGTTAATATTTAATACTTTATTTTCTTTTAAACACACCATGCATGGTAATAAAAATTTCATTGACATCATCTCCTTTTCTTTTTAACTTTCTACAAAATAATTGAAATTCCTTTATTTTTTAGGAAAATATTCAAAATAAAAAAGGACTTAGAAATTAGCCTAAATCCTTTTGAGTTCAATATTTAATTAGTTCGATCTAGTATCCTATTATTAATTAGAACTTATTTGACTTTCAAAGAAAGGTAGAACATAATCATGTCCAATGCCATTTAAATGAGAAACATCATCCTGATTTATGCAATATTGTGTTCTAAAAGCTAATGATCTCATATACACACCACTGTCTCTACTTGCATCTATACATTTTATTGACCATCTACCGCATGTTTCTAACATAGCATCACTATAAGCCATCATATCATCATTTACATTCCAGCAAGTAACAAATATTATCTTTTTACCTATATATTTGTCAATTAAACCTTGGCATAACACATTTAAAGCACCCTTGAATGTATCTATAGTAGTATCGGCATTCGTTCCTATTGGCACACCCGCTAAGTAATCATTTCTTCCTCCATCTACCAATATATAATCGGCATCATCATTCATAGTTCCAAATCTATCAGCTATGCCTCCTACTCCTGTCATTTTATTACCATTTATACCATAATTATTTAAAGTCATATTGTACTTAGCTGCTAATTTATAAACCCATGTCACGGTTTGACCCAAGGTATGTCCTGCAAAATAACTATCTCCTAAAGCATTAATCTTTTTCCCCTGTAAAGGTGATATTATTCTTTCTTTAACTTCTGCAACCTCCTGGTCTATGGCAAGGTTTAATGGGTCACCGTTATTTTTTGCCAGTACATATTGTTCGTTCTCTGTAATAGTTAACGAAGTTATGTCCGTTGAACCATATGTCGGGTCATTTGTAAGAGTTATTGTGTCATCTTCGACCCCATTGCGTAGAATTTTTAAATCTTTGAATGTATATTCTGATTCTAAAGCAATGTTAGTACCTTCAAGAAAAATGTAAACGTAGACTGTTTGTATGTTAGTTCTAGTCGCTGTTACAGATAGAGTTACTTCTTGCCCAGGTACTAAAGGTATATATTCGCCTACTGCAAAATCAGAAGATGTTGGAGAACCAAAATATATCTTTACATGACCCCGATATAAATTATCACTTTGTGATGTAACCTTAACTTTAAACTCAATAGTTGTATATGTTCCTGATATATTACTACATGCAAATTTCAGTGGATAAGAATTTTCAAAACTTCTCCCGTTACTAAAACTAGCTTTATATCCTCCAACATTTTTAGCCTTTATTGACTGTGATAAACTATCATTTATATTATCTATATTACCATTTATGGTATTAATACCATTTTGTAATTCTGAATTTGCTGATTCTATGTCAGAAATCAATGCTATTTTTGCATCTGAATAGTTAAACGTGCAAGTTGCATCTACTTGGCTAAATGCTTCGTCAAGCACAGCTGTATAATCTACTTTATTTCCATTTATATAAAGTTCTAATTCTGCGGTTTCATACATTGCTGGTAAAGCAATATTACTTCCATATCCATAAATATAAGCAACTATTGTAGTAAATCCAGTATCATTATTACTTCTCGTTACCTCTAATTGTGTTTCAGTGTTTGGTGTTATAGTTGTATAACTAGGAGTTGTTAAATATTGGCTTACAGGATTTGTACCAACCTGTACTTTCATCCTAGCTTGTGTAATGTTACTAGAACCTGTTTTAAATTTAATTTTTGCAGTAATAGTATTTAAAGTTATCCCAGCTGGTATAGTAAAAGTAAATCGCATCTGATAAGCATTTTCAAAACTTCTAGCATTAGAAAAACTAGCCTTAAGCCAAGAATGAGTATTACTGTTAAATAAGGCAGTTGATAATAGGTCTAAACTAATTGAACCTTTCGCTATACCATCACTTAGATATTGTATTCCTGTATTAAACCAAGTAGTTCCATTCCAGTCATAAATGTAACCAATATCATTTTCATCTTTAACTAAATATATATTTTCATCATATGTTGGATGTGCTGTCTGCAATTCCTCCAAAGTGTTATAAGTAGCTTTTGGAGTACCAGTTTTCATAGCGTTCAATTTATCTAATAAGCTTGGAAAGTTACCTCTAGCCACCACTATTTCTGCATTGCCAGATCCTGCATTTATTATCAAGGCGTCAAAAGCATCTCCCATTTTTGCAATAGCTTCTCGTACTTCCGTTGCGTTCATAACTCTTATTGCGTCACCGAATGCTCCCATTATGCCACCTCTTTTCTATATGTTTGATTCGCTTTTTCTGCCAAGGTCGAACTATAATAACTCATTACAGCACCACCTTTCTAAAATTAAAATCAATAATTCCATTACCAGTAACACTTATTGTATTTGAGCCACTTAACAGTCTAAACAAAGGATCTTTTGAATTGCTAGTAGTAAAATTAGCAGTATAAGAATTTAAAGTACATGACATATTACTTGAAACTATCACATCTGGGACTACAGGCTTACCAGGATTATAAATAGTAACAGTTTGACTTCCAGTAATCGTGAAAGACGTTTCTTCTATATAATCAGGCAAATCAAAGTCAATATCGTCCCAAAGCAACTCTCCGTAAAAGGTATTACCTTCTGCAAAAGGCTCACATATAAAAGTCACAGTAGATTCACCATATAGAAAAGTTTCCTTCCATGTAGGCTCTCTTTCAACTTCTGCCATAAAAAAAATGCCTGGCTTATCATCAAATTGTAATTGACTTTGCCCGACATCATATATCCATCTTAGGAACTTATTATATTTATTCTGTAAGTCCTGTTTTGACTTACCCTTAATTCCAAATTTACATTGTATTTGCCTATTGTCATAAACTATCTCTCCACCACTGCCAACTGTAGAAAAATCATAATAACCACTCATAAAAGGTACGGTATCTTTGATTTTCTTCTTTGTCGGAGCTGTTAATTGTCTATCTACCAGCCTTATATCTTCATCTATATCTGTTTCTTCTTTGCCGTTAAAAGTTATCACAGCCCATACCTCCTAGCTTCATATTTTGTATTTCTACCTTGGCTGTAGTCATAATATTGGTGAATCATGTTTCCATCTAAGAATACTTGAATTAAGTTTGGTTGTGGTCCCATATTACTAAAAATATCTTTTGTATCTTTAGCATTTGTAATAGATTCTCCACCATTAAGATTAAGTAATTCAGGACCATTTTCACCTACTAAAGATAGCCCTGGAGAAGCAGAAGGTGTTCCACTAGCATACATTCCACTTAACACTGGACTTAATATAGGAGAAAACACACTTGATGAAAAACTACTTATACCACTCCAAAGATTAGAAAAGAATCCTCCACCTGAGCTTTGAGTTTGTGCCGCTTGTTGTTGCTGTGCGGCAGTTTGTTCTATCTCTTGTCTTTTCTTTTGCTCAGTTTCAATCACAGCTTCAAGCTCTGCATCAAGTTCAGCTTTGACAGCTTGATACTTAGCATTTTCAGCGGCCTGTTTATCAGCTAGTTCCTGATCTAATACTTTCTTTTGCTTTGCTGACCAACCATCTAAATCACTTGATTCTTTATCAAGAGCATCTTTTGAAGCTTGATATTTTGCATTTTCAGCAGCTTCAGCAGCCTTTCTTTCTTCCTGAATCTTATCTATCTTGGCTTGGGTATCCTTATCTATCATAGCTTTTTGTGCTGTTAAACTAGCTTGCATTGCATCCTTTTTGTCCTGTTCAGCTTTTTTGATCTGATCAATTTGTTTTTGAAGGGCTGTTTTTTGTGCAGTATCTATATCCTGCTGCTTACGGTCATTAATTTGCTTTTCAATATCTGCTATTTGAGCCTGGAGTATTGCTTTTTGGGTAACAGTTTTTGCATCCTGTAATTGTGCTTCCAATGTACTAAGCTTTTGGTTATCCTTTGCGTTTTGGTCAGCTTCTTTCTGTGCTTTAGCTTTATCATCAATAGCTTGAATTTGAGCATTAATAGAATCAATCTGAGCATTGGTTTGGTCATCTAATGTTTTAGTGGCAGCATTATAGGCATCTTCTAAGGCTTGTTTTTGTTTATCTGCATCAGCCTTTACAGTATCAGTAAGTGAATGAGAAGTTTCTGCAGCAACACCATAATAATCTCTAATGCTTTGTATTGCAGAATTGTGTTCATCATCTAAAATCTGCTTTCTTTTTTGTACTGCATCTTTTAGAGCTTTTTCCTGAGCCTGTAGACCTTCAACCTGAGCATTGTATTCTTCCTGAATACTATTTAAGGTTTTGGAATGTTCATCACTAAGAGCATTTTCTTTACTATTAATAGCATCTTTTTGAGCCTTAGTCTGATTATCTAAAGCACTAATTTGAGCATCTTTTTGTTTGTTGATATTCTGTATTGCTTTTTGAGTAGCGTCATCTTGAGCGGATGAAGTTTGACCTAATAGCAAATTATATCCAACCAGTGCACCAACTAATAGTCCTACAGCAGTTACTATTAGCATTATAGGATTAGCATCCATGGCTGCATTTAAAAGCCACTGTGCCAAGGTTGCACTTGTTGTAGCTGTTTTCATTTTTGTAAGTGCTAATTCAGCAATACCCCATCTTATAGCCATTATAGCTGTTATGGCGTTATTGGCTTCTTGAACTATTGTAACAGCCACAACAGCTGCTTTATAAGCTACAAAAGCACCAGTTATTCCACTGACAACAACTAATACTTGTTTACCATTATTCGTGATAAAACCAAATAAACTACTAATTAAACTACTAATATTTGTAATAGTACTAGCAACACTAGGAGGAACTAATTCATTTAATACGCCTTGCATTCCTCCTGTTTGCATAGCATCCCTAACACTTCCCATTTTAGCAATTAAAGCTGGTAAAATATTATTGGTTAAATCATCAAAAGCGGGCTTCATAACTGCACCTAAAGTCATTTGAGTATTATCCTTTAAGGTAGACATAAGACCAGCAAAACTCTTAGATTGCTTATCCATCATATTAGGGAAACGTGTTTCCATACCATCTATAAGCTGTTGAATCGCTCTATCTGCTGGAATAAGGCCCTGTTCACTAAGCTTCATTACTTCGGCTGTGCTTTTACCCATGGCCTGAGCTAAAATACTCCAAGCTGGGACGCCTGCATCTGTTAACTGCATCATATCCTGGGCTGTGACTTTACCTTTAGCAGACATTTGACCGAGTGCCAAAGTAATTCTATTGATACCATCAGCTCCCAAGCTTAATCCACTTGCGGCATCACCTATCTTTTTTAAGTCATCCGGAATATGCGCGGTGCTAAAACCAAAAGCCTCCATCTGTCTTGCGGCATTTGCCAGTTGAGGAAATTCAAAAGGAGTATTAGCTGCCATAGTCGATAATTCACCTATTAAAGTCTTAGAAGCTTGAGCGCTTCCAGTCATGGCTTCAAAAGCAATTTGACTTTGCTGAATCTGAGAATTAAATCCTAGAGACATATCCCAAGCGCCTTTAATACCTTCTTTCATAGCATCAAACATTCCCATGCCTACTGAAAATTGAAAGGTATTTTTTAAAAATCCTACAAATCCCTGGCTATCACTTTTGGCACTATTCATACCATTATTAAAATTACTCTTATCTAAACCAAGGCGAACTAATAATTGACCTACTTCCAAGTTTATAACCTCCTTTCTTAAAAAATAGCAATAAAAAAGAATCACCTTAGTGATCCTTTATATTCTTTCTAATAATTCCGTTTTCTTATTTTGAAATTCCTCTTCTGTTAATATTCCTTTTGCTTTTAAATCTGCAAGTTTTTCTATTTGTCCTGTAATATCTATGATTTCTTTATGTTCTATGTTGTCTTTATCTTTTTTAATATATTTTAATAACATATTATAAGTAAAATCAATTCTTGCTGCAGCTCTTCTGTAAACAGCTCTACCTTCTTCACAGCCATTACCTACAAAATCAAGAGAATAAACTTCTTTATCTGTATAAATTTTTATTCCCATATCTTTTATTATTTTCTTAGTTTTCATATTGGAGCCAATAATTGCCCCTGGAACTCCAAATGTAACTGCACCAACTACAGCTTTATCAGTATTAGATTTTTCTTTTCCATCTTTAAAAAATCTAATATCATTTATGTTTGAAAGCTTAATATGCTTACTTTTATCTCCTGAAGAAAGTTTAGGAACTAAAATTACGCCATCATCCTCTACAATATAATAGAATATACTTTCAGTATATACTTTTCCAGGATACACTCTTGTAAAATTATTTTTTATTTTAGATTGAAAATTATCTAAAAGAACATATCCCAAAATTGTAATACCTAAAATAATGAACAAAATATAAAACATTCTTAACTCCCTCCCAAAATATATATTTAGTAAATTTTATCATATATCTTGGGGAAATTGGAGTTTATTTTCTAATTTTAACACCTGTAGATGTCTTTGCCACAGATAAACCATTCTTTTTGGCCCACTCAACCCATTCTTTTTCTGATTCACTAGGTTCCTGTTTATCTTCTATAGGCGTTTCCTCTTTAATAGTTTCTTTTTCTCCATAGGTTGGATATTCACCTATGAAATCCTCAATACTTGGTAAATCATCTAAGTTAATATTATTCAAAGCAGAAATAGTCCACCTCATTACTTTAACAAGCTTAGTCATTTCTATATAATATTTTTCCTTATTCTTAAAAGCCAAGAAATCAGAATTTAATAATCCGTAGAATTCATTAACAGTTAAATCTTCAATATCTCTTTTCTTATAACTTAGTTCTTTTGCGAAGAAGACAAGTATCTCTGTGCTAAACTCAACAAAGGAATAGCTACCTTCTTCGCTCCTGTAAAATTGGCATCTAAAAATGCATTTACCAGCTCTTCTAATTCAGAGGGATAAGCCTCTTCCAAGTCAGTACCTTTCAATTCTGGAAATACTACAGATATTTGATTATAGAATAGATCTTTAGCTTTATCATATAAAGCAGAAGGACCCAGCTTCATTAAGTCTTGATTTATACCCAATGTTATTGCTAACTCCTTAAGTTCTTTTATTTTTCGTTCTCTTACGGTAACCTCAATTCCTGCAACTGTTACATTTTTAGTTCTCATTTAAAAATTCCTCCCTATGATGGCATAGTCAATGGACCGTTACCAGTAAATTTAAAGCTAAACTTAACTAAATCTTTTGTTTGAGTATCAATGTCAACTTCTGAAATATAAGCTTTTCCTGAATACTTTTCTGCATCTACAGAATCATCAACGATTAGACTTAAAGTAATAAGTGATCCATCAGTGATTGCATCTTGAATAGCTTTTTGTCCAATCTTATCATCTGTAACATTGAATGATCCATCTGCCTGACCAGACCAGTCCTTTATCCCTGGGACTGAACTATCCCAGCCACCATCTCCAAAATAAGTTGCATTGATTAAGGCCTGTTTTATTGCAATCTTCCAGGCATTTAATTTAGATACCATAGCTCCATTTGTAACATCTACCCAGTTTAATTGTTCTGTTGTATCAAATGTAGCTCCGGAAGTATGTGCTGTTGTGCAATAATATGTTTTGCCTGTATTAGTAGCTAAATCACCTATGGCATATGGATGCGTTGGTTGAAAAGCAGTTGCACCACTTAAATCTATATCTATTTTCACATTACCTTTAATACCTGTTTTAGTAGTCATATTTTACCCCCTATAATTCTTTTATTATTTTAAAATTACATGAAAATTCCCATCTATTGTTAGCATCACGTCCCAAGCTTGTTGGACTTTGTATTGCTTGAATAAACGGGAATATATCACTGTTTCCATGTAAATATTTATATATACTTTGAATCCTTGCATTTGTTTCAACTTGAGAAGTACCGCGGCACATTACCTGAAAAGTTGGCTTTTCTTCGGATGACTTATCAAAATTTAATCCCGGTTCAAATCCTCCAGTTTGATATAATGTTGTACATATATCTGGCGAACTTGGCATTGAATTATAAAATAAATCTACCGCCAGAGTTGCTATATTTTTACTTTGCAGAGCTGCTCCTATTTCTTCTAACATAAACTCACCTATCCTAAATGATCTCTATTTGCTTGTGCAATATGGTCAATATAATTTTGAGAATTAGCCTTAAAAGGATCTTCAAGATATTTGGCCTTTCCCCCCTTAGGATGCTGATATTCTAAATGCTCATGTTGCTTTACTGCATATGGTTCGCTAAATCCAACAGTTCCCTGCATAATTTCTTCGTCTTGTGCATTACCGCCAGGGTTGATACCACCCTCTTTATTTCCAGTAGCTACAGTAGTACCATTTATAGTAGCACTTCCAGAACCTCTTAAATCTCCTAAATCCACAGGAGCTTCTTTTACTGATTTACCAAGTAAGTCAAGTGTGATATCGGTAAAAGCTTTATTATTTATAACACCCATTTCTTTAAGAGCTTTATCAAAGTTCTTTTCAAGTTCCGCTAAGCCTTCAATCTGTGTCCATTCAGTATCACTCATATTAGCACCTCATATCCTTCAATACCATCTAAGCCATTCATACTATTTATAGTAATGATAGTTCTATCGTCAAGCATATCATCATAACCAGGTTCATTCTTCATACGTATAGTAGATGTAGAACTAACCTGTTCACCTAACTTATTTCTAGTAAGTCTGATTTTATCTATTTTAAGACAAGGTGTATCTATATTTTCATATGTCTTTTCATCATAAGCATTTGTGCCGGTTGATTTTTTCCACACAACATTGGAATTAAAATAATCTTCTATCATGCTAGGCTCACACTCCCAAAATAAGGCTGCATAAATTCTCTTGCTTCCTGAGAATACAAAAGCATATTTTTGCCATTACCATAATTTTCACTCATACCACCATTAAAACTGAATGATTTTACACCTTGTCTTTGAAGTTCAATACGTTTTGGAACACCTTTTAAAAGTGCAAGAGCTTCTTCACAAACAGCATTTTTCACATTATCAGTTACAGCAGGCTCAACATACCAGTAGCCATAAAAATGAGCGTCTATAGTTAAACTCATATACTGCCAATATCTATAATCAGTTTCAAGTGCTCTTGGGAACTCCATAGATTGATAATAATTAGCTTTAACGCCTTTAATGGGTAATCTATCTAGCTTTTTACTTGCCATTATAAGTGCTTTAGCCTTATTATCATCAGTGGCATTTTCCCAAGCATCAGAATAAAGCCTATCATCAAAATAGGTTTGTGCTGTAGGTACGTCAATATAACTATTAGTACCTACAACAAGATTTACAGCCATATTACTTCACCTCTTTTACTGGTGCTCCTGTTTCTAATAGATATTTGCCTATGAGATTATCAAGCTTTGTGCCCTTCTTATATTCAAGAAAATGTCCTTTATAGGTTACCTTACAATCTTCTTTGATGATATAAGAAGAAGGTTTTTCAACTGGTTTGTTTTCAGTTTCTTCAATAACAGAATCATCAGAAGATTTCTCCTCCGCTTTTTCATCAATCTTAGACATGTTCTATCACCGCCGCTCTCTTGTACTGTGCTGCAGCTCCAGTCAATGCATCTGTAGGTACTGCATAGTCACCAACCCAGCTCCAAGCACTAGAAATTACTTGTTGTAATCTATCAATTGGTGGTCTGTGTATGAAGGCAACACCATCAACCATAGAAACAATACCTGAGTCTCTAGCTTCTGCAAAATTTGCTTCACCAAGTAATTCTCCAAATCCTTGAAGTGGTCCTTCAATAAGAGCGTCAGCACCGACAACCATAGGTCTTCTTACAGTTAATGCACCATTAGCTACAGTTGGAGCCTCAGTATTTCTTACCCAGTCAATCCCTGCGAATCTACCAATAGATAAGCTACCCCACACAGGAGAATCTTGTCTACCTTGTAGTGCCTGCTTAAAGTCTGCATCTGCAAATAGTTGTCTTTCAGTAACAGCATCAATATGGGCTGCATAGTAACCTCCAAAACTAGGTACATTATTTTGTCTTAAAGCAGCTACAGCATCAAGGAATATTGCAAGTGTAGCACTATCACCAGCAATAAGTTTCTTTGTATCAGCTCTTGCATTAGGTCTAAATATCTGTGGTGCATTAACAGCAACCACAGGGTCACTATCCACCCACGTTGCAGCAGTTCCAAGGGTTAATGTTTTAGTTCCAACATTAACAGCTACAACAGTATTTGCATTACCACTTACCACTACAGGTATAGGGTTTCCGGCCCCTACTGCAGTTTGTACTCCATTAACAAGTTGTGTAGTAAATCCAGTAACATCATTTACTACCAATGCAGTAATCGCAGAGCCAGCACCAACGGCATAGGTATTTCCACTTGAATATGCACCATAGAGTTTATTTCTGCATATTCTATTAACTGTTTGACCGGCATTAATACCAAGTTTCATATTGTCCTCTAAGAATTTAGAAGATAATCCAATTTTACTTGTTAACATATTAGTGTCCATGGCATTACCATATTGATTAAGTGTCATTGCATATTGTTCGATAGAGTAGCTCTGTGGCGTTGGATCAGAACCAGGTGTTAAAGGTGTTTCCGCTGTAGAAAGTAATCCAGTCCTTGTAAATAGAACTGTTTCACCTAAGTTTCCCTGGAATGGTCTTTGTGTTGCTAAGTTTCTGTATAAAAAGTTTGGTAGCAAGGCCTCCTGGAATGTTCTATCCAAAATACCATTTTGTATCATTGCTGCTATTGCAGCAGGAAAAGCATTTACTGACATATTATTTCCTCCTTAATTTTCTTAATATAGTTAAAAAAAACGGTGTATACCATATTTACCCATTTCCTTTTGATAATCTTCTTTGCTTGCATTTCTAAAATCTGTTTTTACTGGATCACCACCCCCAGCAGGGTTAGCCCCTGGTGATGGATTAACAGTAGACTGAAATAAATCCTTATAACCTTCTTGCAATCCCTTTATTTGCTCATCTAAACCAATAACAGAACCATTATCACCTAACTGCAATTTTGATTTATCAATCTTTCCAGTAAGTAAATCTGCATATTTAGCATTGTTATTTACAAGTCCAAGTTTAATAGCACTATCAAGTGTAATATCCTTGATTTTGCCATTTAAAGCCTCATTATCTGTTTTCATAGTTTCAATCTGTGCAAGTAAATCTTCATTACCCTTTGCTGCTTTCTCAAAATCCTTTAGTTGACCATTAAGTGTACCCACTTGAGTTTTGTAAGTTTCATTTTGAGTGTTTATTTCATCAAATTTATTCTTAGGAATATAGCTTCCATCAGAAACAACATCAATTTTGTTTTCTCCTAATTTTTCAGTAACCTGGTTATATAATTCTTCACCAAGTATTTTCTTTAAATCTGCCATTTTGATATTCTCCTTTCATATAAAAAAGTGTAAAAATAAAAAACCTTATTTCCAAAGCTCTACTTCTTCCCAATCTTCTGTTAACATATCGGCTTGGCTTGGTTGCCAAGGTACTACGTAATCATCTGCTGTTTTTATTGCTATAAACCCTAATTTTAACCAACCCAGTAGTAAATTACGGTGCTTTGGATTCCATTCTGCAGCTGTTACATAGGATAAAAACATATTTTTACCATTCCATCCCCTACGCTTAACGGCTTTACCATGCTTTAATAATTCCAGTGCATAGCCGAAACTATTTTTAACACTCACATCTTCACTGAATTCAATTGGTATATCCTTACCGTCAATTTCAAGACTTTTAGGAGCTATCTCTAAAGTAAGTTTTGGAGCTTCCATAGCACTTTGAGATAGCTTCAAAGACGTAACTCTTGTTATTGGCTTATCATCTATAAAGACCCTAGTTTTTACTCCATCAGATATTATTTTTACTTTTGACATTATAATCCAGCCTTCCTTTGCTCAGCTTCCATAGATTTATTTATAGTTTTCACTATTTCTTTACTATCTAGCTGAATAGATATTTTAGGCGTGTTCATCTGCTTTACTTGTCTTTCCAGTTCCTTATTTGTTTCTCTCATTTCTTCATTGAATTTATCAGCTTTATGATTTACATGCATATCATAAATACATGACGCAATCATAAACAAACCAGCTAAATCAATAATAATTGTTTTAATCAATCTCCCTCACCACCTTGTCTTAAACTTCTATAACTACTCAATAAATTTTGGTACTTATTATTGTTTAGATTTTTATTTCTTCTAAAACTAGCAAAATTCTTAGGTGTATCCTGTGGCATTGCTAATTTGTATCTTTGCCACTGATCCCTATCATTTCTCAGCTTAATTTTTTCCTTTTGCTGGTTATTATAAGTTTCCAAAACCTTTTTATCTTTTTCGGATAGTTCAAAAGGTCTATTACTAAACTCAATATCTTTGTCAAAGTTATCTGCCAAACTTTCAATATAAGGGAAAAGTCTATGAGCACAATTTGGATGAATATTTGCAAATTCACCGTTAAAGGCAACACTTAAAGATGGAAATCTAGTATCTTTACCACTAATGGAATAAACACGCCCTTGATATAAAGCACATATAGCGCACGTAGGCGAATGTTCTGTCATTTGTACTAAATCATAGCCAAGCTCTGTAAGTTGGTTTGTAGTCGCTGTATTCGTTGTTTCTGTGGTAGTAGAACGTGCCACAGTAGAAGCATAAGCATCTAAGCTTATCATTCTTCCTCTTTTATCCTTAATACCATTAAATCCTTGGTCAATAAGCATATTAACCAAATTCTTTTTACATTCTTGGACAGTTTGACCAGTGGCAATTTTTTGTGATACTGCATCAAGTCCAGCTTTTCTTATTGCATCAGATATTTGTCTACCAACAAAGTTATTTGCATCCTGAAGATCTTGGAAAAAATTCTTAGCAATAACAGCTATAGCTCCAGTATGAAGTTTTGAAAATCCGGTAGCTTGAATTTGTTCACCTTTGTCTTTTAAGTCTTGCAAAACCTCATCAATAGTATCTTTATAATAAGATTCAACTATCTCATTAGTCAGATTATAGGCTTGACTAGTTAACTCAGATAATATTTGATTTACCTGGAACAATAAGCTTTTCTGATAAGTTACTAAGTTCCCTATAGCCTCTTTTTCAGCTATAGTTTTTACAAGGTCCTGCTTCGCCTTTTGATATATTTCAATAAGTTTTTGGACTAATTTATCACTCATTAGTCAGCACCGCCCATATTCATATGATTTTTATTATTGTTGTTCGGATCAGTGTTCACAGCGGTACTGGAAAATGGGAAGTTTTGACCGCTCATAGGATTAGTCCTAGCCTCGTCTTCATTAATTCTATCAATTTCAAGCTGAGTATCAATATCATTGGTGTTATCAAGCTGTTGCACCGCTCTAAATTGTGAAATTGTTGGTTTAGAACCAGTTCTAATTTGCATTACCTGAGCCATTTCTTGTGGATCTTCTGGAAGACCATCCTTCCAAATAATGCTTATAGGCTTATCTGACAAATCAACTATACCTTCACCACCAAGCTGAGAACATAATTTTAGAGCCTTCTTAAGCGCTGTATCCATTCTCATTCTAATTCGATTGACCTTTGCCAGTGGTGACATCATTAAACGTCTTAGTGCTATTCCAGAAAGATTACCAGTACCCATACTTTGGCCACTCATATCTCCAAAAATGGTATTGCCCATTTCTGAAATTGTATATAACAGGTTAATAAGTTTATTGATAATTGTAAAATTTGCATTAAGCTGAGCATCCCAGGTAACATACTCCACGGGTGGATCATCAGTAGAGTCCCTAGGAAAATAATTCCCCATTTTTAGTGCGTATTGTCCTGTTCTTGGGTCTTTTTCTATTGCAGTACTTGGGCCTTGAACGGAAGGAGCTGCATGTTTATCCAAAATTCTTGCGACCTGACTTACTCTAACCTCCAATTCAGAAATCAAACTACTTATATCGTCATAATCATTAAGCCCAGTAATTCTATCACTGGTAATTATATTGGATACCTGAACAATTGCAAAATTATTTAAACCAGTTTGCTTTACGTCACTAGATATTAGTTCTTTTATTCTAGTAGGAGTACCGTTTTCTAATTTATATAATTTTTCTTCATAGCTGCCTTTGCTATGGATTTGAACCTTTAGAAAGCTTTCTTTTTCGCTTGTGGAGGTAAAAAACTGTTGCCAAAAACCTGTTTTTTGTGGAGCCTTAACCTCAAAAGTCCATGCTAAAACATGATATTGAATCTTTTTCACATTATCAGCAGACACTATAGGGAACCATATTGAAGGCTGAGTAACATCTATTCTTCCAGCTCCAGTGTCAGTATCTTTATAAATAAAAAACAGCCCATCTCCATAACGACTAATATCAATCGTATTTTCATAGGCTGTGTTTATTAAATCTGAGCTTTCAACTATAGAATCTACAGTCTTTTGTTCAACACTTGACCTTTCATCAATTTTAATTTGTGGTGCTTCACCTAAAAGAAGATCCGCTGTCTTAAGACTAATGATCTTTTGGAAATTTGCCAGTACCGCATAACTAATTATATCTTGAAAATTACCGATAACGCGCTCAATCCTATGGAACTGGTCAGCGTAAACAGCTGTATGGTCACCTTCAAACAATCTTTTATTAGTTTGGTACTGCTGCAATCTATCAGTTTCATTTTGTGGCGGCCACGGTTGGTCTATATCTAAAAAACTTAAGTCTGTTAACAAAATTTCACCTCCCTTTAATATAATCCGTTAACAACTACAGGCTCCATTGAGGAACTTCTCTTTACATTTTCAATTCTATTTGCAAATTCAGCGGTAACATCAGGAGCATCGTCATGTACACTAAATTTTTGGCCTCTGAATTCTAAAATCTGCTCTGTAAAATCTTCATCTTCTTCGGCAAAAATAATTTGCCCTTTATTCATAAATGGAATTATAGTTGAAATTTTATCGTCCTTATTTTTTCTTTGAGATTCATTTATGATTTTAATATTTCTGGACTTTAATATAAAATTCTTATTAATTTTTAATTCAAGCTGGTTTGCATCCGCGCCATTGAAAGTATTTTTTTCAATATATACTGTTCTTATTTCATGATATTCTAGCAACAATTTAATCATATGACCTATATATTTATCAAAATCAGTCCTTGCATTTATCTTAGCAAGTTCTGCTTTACGAGCATATTTTAAATTATTATCACCAAGGCTTCCAACTAAATAAGCAGAATAATCAGAAGTACCTTTAGATGTACTTGCAGGATCTACACAAAGCATTGTTTTAATAAATTTATGAGTTTCAATCTCTTTTCTTAGTTCTGTAGCAACTGTTTTAAACCATTTTTCACCTATGCTATCAACATCACTCTGCACTTCTTGCTTAAAAGATGTTGGATTTTCATAATATGACAACGCATAGTCCAAACAATCCCAAAACTCTTTCCAAAGTAATGGATATTGCATTTCAGATTCATGCTGCCAATAAAATTCTTTAGCATCTTCCAAATGATTTTTATTTTTAAAATTAAAAAGAATATTTTTAAACTCAGCCCACAATCCAGTACTAAAATAATGATCTAATCCATTGATTTTTTCGTCTTCTTCATTTACGAAATCATCAATTAGAACACCTTTCTCGATTTTAAATTTCCATGTAGGCTGTTTAAGTAATCTACTATAAAAACATTCCTTATGCTGTAGAGTTCCAAGAGCTATAAGTGTGGTACCTTTTTTAACAGTTTTGCCATTGCGGACAACCGCCTTTTGAACTGCATATTTAACATCATCACTGAATTTTTTCCATTTCTTTTCTCTAGCACTTTCGGTTCTTACATCATCTTCACTTTGATAGTCATCAAGGATAATTAAGTCAGGTCTATTATTACCATATTTACGACCACGCATTGGAGATCCGGAGGAAATAGCCTCAATAAAAGTCTTATTAGTAAATTCTAATTGAGTTGCATTACAAATATATCTTTTATTCTTATCATCAAGTAACTTACCAAAAGCTTTCTCAATATATTTATTTTCAAGAAAAGTATCTTTAATATCCTTAATAAATTTCTCAGCTGTGGTTCCTATATCTGAACAAATCAGAGTATATATTTTAAATTTATATGCATGAGCCCATATAGTGGCTGCAAAAGTACCAAAAGCACTTTTCCCAGTACCTCTAGGAAGTATTCTGCCAATCTGATTATTACCATCACCGACAATAGACTCTTGAATGTCTTGCCAAATCTCTTCATGAACCTTAGCTATAGGAGCCGCAGCATTATCTTCTTTAGGAAGGAAAATATCTTGGAGAAAATACATACAGAAAAATTCTAAACTCATTTTTCCAAGTTGATAAGCTAATCCATGATACCCAAATAAATTGCTGGAATGCTTAATAATCATATCAATAGTAGCTTCCTCGGAAAATCCTACATCTTGAAGATACTTATATATTAAATATCTGTTTTGTTCATCTTCATTCTTAAACATTAAGCATCACTCCAATAAACATTCATGCTGACCACCTCATTATTTTTATTTGAAGAATATCATTTTAAAAGTTGGATAAAATACATTTTAGATTTATAAAGCGAGGTATGTTATATGAAACACAATTTAGAATATATTAATTTAGTCTTAGACATTATTGTAAATTTTTCAATCTTATATCCTATAATTAAAAAAGCTGTAAAAGAGCTTATTAAAAAAAAATCATATATAACAATAAATTAAAATTTAAGCTTAATAAATCAATAATTATGCATGCATTTTAAAAATAATTATTATTTTCTATATTTCTCGTATATTTCTTTAAATATATGTTTCTCTAAGAATTCACTTAACCACATCTTTTATACCTCCTCACAGCTTCATAGGGTGATTTAAATTAATTATTGGTAATATTGCATTTCTCAATTTTAAACTGACTACAAAACGTTTTGATAACCTCGACTTTTTTAAATTTTGCAGAAAATGTGGAGTCCGTTGTGGGATTTTCTTCCATTTGGAAATATGAGGCCCCCCCCTTTAATACATTAAAGTGTTATAGTATGCAACTGCTTCACCACTGTGCAGTGTTTCGTGAACTGCGTCAAACTGAAATTTGTTGCAGTTGAATACATGTAGTATATGTTATCAACATTATACACAATATGTTGTGGATTACTTCACTTTTCTTATTTGTTTGAACCTTTTTAACTCTAATTCTAGCTCATTCTCATTTACATTTTCGTTTACATCATCACTATTGGTATCAATAACAGCAGTTGGATTACCATATATTCTATTTATAAGATATTGGTTAGCAGCAAGGCACACGCGTTTATCGCTCTTATCGTCAGCAAGTTCCTTAATATTGTCTATATAAGTATATAAATCTCTCATGATGTAGTTGTTTCCTTGGTGTGCTAACTCTTGCTTGCGTCTGTCCAGTTCATTGTTAATATCATCTAATTTCATCCACTCATAAATAGTACTTCTAGCTTTATTAAGCTTCTTTGCAATATCAGTTATTTTCTCACCCTGTATAAGTAATGTGACTAGCTCTTCTTGATCTTTAGTTAGCAATTAACTCACCTCCTACAATCATACATAACAAAAGACACCTACATTTCTGCAAGTGCCTTTCATTTAATTCTTTCAATGATACTATTATAGCTCCTTTATCACCTATAAAATTGAGGACTTACTTAGATAAAGCTTTGATAATACTTTAAATAAGCTTGGATAAAAGAGTTATAACTTCTTTTCTTTTAGTACAGCAATAATCTTTATTCATATGAAGATCTCTTTCTATACTTACCCATGATCTAGTTGGAAAACTAAAATATCTTAATTCTACTAATTGTCTTTGCATAGGTGATAAAACAGTCAAAGCATTATCTATTTTCTTCTTAAGATTTATATAATAAGTAATTTTTCTTTCCAATTCCCCAATAGCAGGCATAGCGTTTTCAATTCTATTAACAACCTCATTTTCAACACTGGAATTGAATTTATTAGTTTTACCTGTTCTTTCTTCATAACTTATAGCAGTACAACCATCATAACTATTACTTATATCTTCAACTTTTATTTTTAGATTTTCAATTTTAACATTTAAATATTTATAATTATATAAATCACTTTCTATCTTTTTAAATACTCTATCATCCACCCCATCACCACCTAACTAACTTTTCTAGTCTCTCCTTTTCCTCAGAAAGCTTTTTTATCTTATTATTGCTTTTCCTTTTACCTTTGTAATACTCCTGCTGCAAATCATACTTTATTTGTTCAATTCTATTTTTATACATATCATTAGCACTTATTTTTGCCATAAAAACACCTCTTTTTTAACTAAAAATAATGAGTTATTAAATACCACTTTAGTATTAATTAACATTTTAGTTTTATAAATGTATGCAATTTGTAATAACTTTACAAATTACCTTCTTCAATCTCTTTAATTTTTGCTTCAAAATCAGCTCTTTTTACTCTTAATTTAGCTAATTCAGTCCACTTTTTATCTAAAATTGCTCTATTTTCTTGCTTTTTGATATTTTCTATATTATGCTTGTAAACCTTGATACTATCTAGGCTCATAGCTATTTACTCCTTTCATGGTTACCTAAAAGTTACCCTAAAGTTACCCTCTTAGGTAACCGCTACAACTCTTTATTCACAATACTTTAGAGATAAGGTTACTTGGTTACCCTATTTTCAAAAATAATGTGCGTGTATATATAGAGAGTGTATATGTCTCATATATATATATTATATTTATATTTTAAGTAACTATTATATTATTATATATCTAAACTCCCGAAAGCACTGGGTTTGTGGCGGTTACCCAAAAGTTACTATTAATTATTCAGAATATTTCATCAAATACTCTAATCCGTTTATTTATCAGCCTTCCCAAGGTTACCGAAAAGTTACCCAAAGGTTACCCACTTTTATTTGAACGGAATTACATTATCATCCATGCTTGTTACATCTATATAATCTGGAGGAACTATAGAATTGACATTTAATTTTTTTAACAATTCTTTACTATAAGTATCAAATTTGACTGGCTTATTATCAATTTTAATAACTTTGTTGGATGTTCCCTCTAAATATCCGGATTTTGCCGCCTGTTTCCTGAAATCTCTTACGCCCAAGGATGTAATATCGTTGTTGCCAACTCTGTTTATATATTCATTAATTTGATTAAGCATTTCTGTCGTTTTTATAAACACTCCGTCACCTCTGCATCTAACAACTTTTTCATACTCATAGGCTCTGCCATCTTCTATTAAATCGTTATACAAAGTAAGCATACCTTCTACTACGGAATGAGCTTCTTCTCCACCCTGAAGAATTTCAGATTTAATATTTGTGATTATATGATTATAATAATTATTTATTGGAGCTATATTATTTTGTTTAAGTAAAATATTAAATATTTCAATTCCGCAGCATATATTGACTGCAGTACACAAAGGTCTATCTTTTAATCCTTTTATATTTGATTCAGCTGCATTTCTCATTTCCCTGTATTGATCCAAGGATAAACTCAAAACAATATCAATTAAACTTCTACCAAATTTACTAAGAATCTCTTCATTTTCAGTTATCCATTTCATAGCTTCAGTGTGTTTTTCTTCTCTTTCCCTTTTTCCAAGATACACTATACAACTTCTTTCTATAAGGGCCTTTTCTTGGTTTGGATAACTTTCTTCACCAACTATAATTACTGGCCTTATAAGCTGATAATAGTCGACTCTTAGAGACTTATTCCCCCTAGAAATAGTATCTCTATCATATAGGTTTCTTAATATATCCGATATTTTTGATATTGTATATCTATCCATTTTTGAAGGCTTAAACTCTTCATATATTTTTGTATAATTCCCTGTGCTCAATCCCTTTATAATACTGAATGGTTTACCAGAACCTATAGCTTCTTTTGCTTTTCTTGGATAATTGAGAATTGGGATTATAACATTTTCAGTTATAGTAGATTTACCGCTCCCGCTCTCGCCTACAATTAATAAATGATGCAACTTTTCCTTCATTTTTTGATTTTGGTATACTGCTAAGTTATTTATAACTGTGCCTATAATACTTATTGTTTTTTCAGGTGTAGCAAATTTAAAAATGTGTTTCCTAATTTCCTTTAATTCCTCTTTTTCTATAGGAGCTATTCCAATAACATCTATATTGTCTTTTGCATCAGCCTTTATATTTTTCAGTACATTTCCATTATCAATAGTGCCATCATTTGTTATGAAAATTAGCTTTTCATCTTTTTGAATAAAACCTGCTCCCTCATGAATCTCTTCTACTTCCAAAGCAAAATAATTATTTACCCACTCTTTAAAATCTCCTAGTTCTTCAACTTTGCCTTTAAAATTCAGATCTATAGTCCCTAGAAAATTTTTAAAGCTCCTTAAATCATCAAATACAGTAGAAGGCCCTTCCCTAGTTATGGTTTCTCCTGTAGAAGATTTAAAAACTAGCTTAATTCCTTCTTTGTTATCATCAACAAAATTTATTCTGGTAGCCTCAAGTAATCTAAAATTGGCAATATATTTTTTATATTTTTCAGCTTCTTCACCCTTACCCTTATAAGCTGTTTTATATATTCCATCTTTATTTTGCTGCAATTCGTATTCTGATTTTAAATCTAATGATCTACCAAAAGCCTTCAGTAAATCAAACTTATCATGTCCAGCATCTAACCAGTCCGTAACATCTTTGTTGTCACCTAAATTCTTTATACCCGGAAGATTAATAAATTTAAATGCCTTGGCACACGCAAATAGTTCATTGTATATATGCCACTTGTATTTTTCTCCAGCTTCACCAGTATCGCTGCAAACATAAATTTTAGCACCTTCTAAAATAGAAAGGTCTTTACAGCCTTTAATACTTGTAGCAACATACTTATCCTTTTTAAGCACACTGCTAAGTTTGTTGGCATCTTTTTCACCCTCACATATAATTACTATCTTTTTATCTTCAATGCCCTCCAAAACGCTGTGATAGTTATATATGAGTTCATCTGTTCCACGTTTATTGATTACCTTATCATCTTCTACATGATAGTAAGATAAATCTTTCTTTTCGTCAGGTTTTAATAATTTTGCTTTATAATATACAACTTCATTTTTCTCATTTACAAATTCAAATAAACCAAGAAGCTTTTGACCTTTTCTAAAGTCACACTTTTCTATTTGCCATTCAATATAAGACTTAACTTTTTCAGTCTGTATCTCGTAGATACTTTTCTCTACTGTCAGCCCCAGGTACTCCCTGGCTTCAACATAGTTTAAGTTTCTAAGCTTCATGATGAAATCTATAGCGTCCCCAACTTCATCACAGCCAAAGCACTTAAATTTCTCTTTATTGGCATCCGGGAAAAACTTAACTGAAAGTGAGGGTGTTTTCTCATTATGGAAGGGACACCTTACGTATCCCTGCCGATTAAAATGTTCTCCTGTTTCTCTTTCTATAAGTTCTTTTAAATCTATATCCTGTATTTCCAAATTTCTTCCACCCCCCCTATAAACATAATTTTTTATATTATCCAAGCCAATTTTTACATGTTGTGAGGCACTTAAAATCTTCTGTCCAAGCGTCTCCGCATTGATTATCTATACCCACATAAATTCTTTTTCCTGTTTTAAAGTCTTTTTCTATCGTATAAAATTTTCCTAATGGTTCTCTTGTTTCGATTATTTTACTTGCTTCTTCACTAGTTACTTTCTTTATATCACTCATAGCTTTCCGCCTCTGGGCTTATATCCATATCCAATTCCTTTAAGAAATTCCTGACACTATAGTAAAGTTTCCTGTAAATCTCAAAACCTGAGTTGATTCTTTCAGTGAATATGGTGTCATATAAATATAGGTCCTGTATACTTGATAGCCTTCCTAAAAGAGCTTTTGGAGTATATAGACTCCTGTAATTGCCTGTCTTTATATTCTCCATACCGTTCTTATCTTCAATGATTAAATAAATCTTAATGCCTTTGGTCTTTGCTCTTTGAAGTTCTCTGATAAGTCTTACATCATCATGCGTGTCAGTTTCTTCGGCAAGATTTCCGGCAAGTTCATCTATGGAATTTTTGCGTTCTACTGCCACTGGAAAATATAAATCTCTGTAGATTCCCATATCCGGGCGCTTAGTGATTATTGCAGTGTAGTCTCCTTCATCAATCTTTTTCTTTTTATATGGGACCTTCTTTTTATCAAAGTAATCTAGGATATGACCATTAATTTGCTCTCTGGTATCATATAAAATCATGAAGTTTTCCTTAAGAAGCTTCTTGATTTCTGTTTCTGAAAATTTGTAATGCATTCATTCACCTTCTTTTATTAATTGATTGTCATTTGATAATATTTGATTACAGCAATATTTAAATTCCTGCTTAGTTTTCGTACTTTCAACACCGCACTCAGGACATATTTTAAAAATTCTATTTGTTATTAAACCGCAAACATTGCACTTGTAAAAAATCAACTTTATATCACCTTATTTCGGTTTAATTTTGAATGGCGAAACAAAAACACCGTAGAATTCTTGAATAATACGGTGTTTTATGAAATATTTAATTTTCACTATTAATAAATATTATATATAAATAAAATTTTACTTTTGTAAATCAATTAAGATTCCTTAATACAATTTTTAATAATACTTTCAACATGAATTTTTGTAGTATTAAGGAATGGTATACCAAATTCATCTTTTGTAAGAATTAATGGCAACTCTGTACAACCAAGAATTAATCCCTCTATTGAATCTTCATCAATCATCCTTTTAACAATATTAAGTAATCCATTACGTGTTTCATCAAGAAACTTTCCAAATTCAATTTCAGTCATTAGTTTATGATGAATATAATCCTGTTCTTCTTCTTTTGGAACGATAATTTTTATATTACTTTTGTCAAATACTTTCTTAAAAAAATTGCTCTCCATTGTAAATTTAGTCCCAATTAGGCCAATCTTTTTATTCCTAACGCCTCAGCATTTTTACATGTTTCCTCAACAATACTTATTAATGGAATAGGAGATAACTCCTTAATTCTTTCAAATACTATATGTGGTGTATTTGATGAAATGAATCCAAAATCTGCACCTGCTTTATAGAGTATCTCGACACCTTTAATTAAGCAATTTACAAGGTTGTCCCATTGTTTATTCTCAACAAAACTTAAAAGAATATTCATATCCATGCTATTAATCAATATTTCAGGGTAGCTACCATCCTTTACTTCATTACGATATTTTTCAATAATTAGGCGATAATAATCTAAAGTTGATTCGGGTCCAAGACCACCAATCATTCCTATTTTCTTCATCCATTAACTCTCCTTATATTTAATTTCGGCTATACCACTACCTATAAATTAAGTATTTATTATCTATAATAACTGCTAGATAATATCTTATACTTTTAGCTTAATTCATATAGAAATTATACCATAATATTCTATATCGTCCATTATTACCGATAAAATATATTAGAAGTTTATTCTATAAACACCGCATTATTCAATTATCAAAGTACAATTTTATCTACCCATCTAGTTCGACCTATTATCATAGTACGTACTAATACTTAAACTGTTTATAATATTAACAATAGGAAATACTATATTTACTCAACATAAAATATTAATTTACGGAGCGAATATAATGTTAAATATTTTGCGAAATCAATCTGCCTATAGAGCCATTATTACTATCTTATATTCAATAATTTTATTTGCTGTTTCTCTTATTCTTATTTTAATAATTAAGTCTAAATCTAAGAAAAAATAATCATATTATCATCCTTTGTTCATTTATCAATTTGTATATTGTTTCCAATAATGATACAATAATACAGTAGCTACTTTTGTTAAATATTCCACTTGGCCCTTTATTAGGGCTATTTTTTTACTTTCATACTAAAACGGTATGTCTCCATCATCTATCGGAGTAATATCTCCGTACTCAGTATCAATATTCTTTACTGGTTCAAGGACTTTGCCGCCTTGATTATTTATCTCTCCATCAACTGGCTTCTTATCCCATTCAAGGAACTGGACTTCATCAGCTACAACCTCAGTAATATAAACTCTATGACCGTCTTTAGCTTCATAATTTCTTGTCTGTATTCTCCCCGAAATTCCGGCAAGCTTTCCTTTTGTCAGGTAGTTTGCAGCTGACTCACCTATCTTATTCCATACCACTATAGGTACAAAATCAGCTTCTCTTTTTCCTGTATTTTTGTCGGTGAAATTCCTATCTACAGCTAAGGTAAAAGTACATACTGCATTACCACTTCCCGGGGTAAATTTCAAGTCTGGATCCTTTGTGAGCCTACCTATTAAAACAACTCTATTCATTTATTTCACCTCATTGTTTAAATTTAACTTGGTTACTATCTTCACCTGGTTCAAAGTGATCTTCTAATATATAACTAGACTCTAAATCTGCTGTATGAAGAGCAACACCAGCTTTATACATATTCCATGCATTACTTATAGTATTTAAATTCTCCTTGGCTTCATAGCCACCCATATGCCAACGGATAAGGATAACTTCTTCTTTAGTTAGTTTTATAAATTGTTGAAGCAATATAACACTCTTATCGCCATGTCCTATAGGCATTAAATCATTAACCCCATATGCTGGTGTTTTAATCCATTTTGGTTTTTCTCCTGCTTTTGCGATATTAACATTCTTATCGTAAACTGTGTAAAAATTTACTTTGCAAATATCATGGAGCAGTGAAGAAATTGTAACCGTGTCATAGCTTAGTCCAAAATCATATATTTCATTTTTTCTTTTGAATAATTCGTAGACATTAAGACTATGTTCTGCAAGTCCTCCTGAAAAATTTCCATGGAATCTGGTTGAAGCGGGGGCGGTAAAAAAATCGCCCTCTACCAAATATTTAGCAACCTTATCTATATTTTCTCTTTTGACATTACTCAAAAGATTTATTATTTGTTCTTTAACTACCTTTATGTCTTTCATGCTTGCCTCCTTATAGATAGCTTTGTTCGTAAATAATCATTTTCTTCCTGAAGCTTATCTGCTTTTGTTTCTACTTCTGATAATCTATCCTGTAATGATATATAGGTTTCTTTTTCTTCGTGCAGCATTTCATCTATTGTGTGAAAAAGTTTATTAAATGCATCCCATGTGCCAGTTATCCATGTTCCATCTGAAAACTTAAATATAATGGTGTCACTATTGCGGTCTAATGGCTTGAATGAATACTTGTCATTTTCTTCTAAAAATATATTTGCATTTGAAATCATGAGATTACCTCTTAAAATGGATCTGCGTCATCAATGTCTTCGGGTGGTGCGTCAGTACCAGGATCATCATTTACAGGAGTTACTTCTACATCTACAACCTCAGTGTATTCTTCAACTAACTTTAGAAGAGTGTTTGCACTATCGTAGGTTAGACCTCTAAGACTTATTTTGTGTTCATTTGCCAGTGCTTCAAGCTTAGACACATCTGCTTCCTTGCCTTCGCCTGTTACTAATCCTTTTTGAGCTCCTAGCTGCATTAAATATTGTTTCTGTTCTTTCTGAACTGGTTTTGGCTGCTCTGGGGCCTCATTTTCTTTTTCAATTTCCTTTTCTACGTCTACTGGATCTGTACTTAAATCTTTATCATCAACATTCATTTCCTCAGCTACATATAAGCCTTCAAATTCTTCCGGATAAGCTTCTCTAAGAGCCTGTACTAATGCAACCTTTCTTATCATCGTTGCCGGTCTTTGGGTCCAGTTAGAATTTATCGTGCCATCTGCTTTTTTTCCTATATATTCATCTAATGTAACTGTAATTTCAGTAGGAAATTTTTTATTTTTTCTATAAGCTTTGGCCCATCCACCAACTAGTGTTTCTTGGCCTTTAAGATAGAATGTTCCGCTTCTCTGCTCAACCTCTTTTTTTAGATTAACAACTATTATTCCTGCCTCATGGCCTTCACTATCTTGATTTCTTAATTCTCTCTTGGTAAAAGTATCTTTGCCAACTATCATGGCTGCTGGCTTATTGCCGAATTTTACTAGATATGCTTCTCTTAAGAATGGATTTAATTTTTGACCTTTGCATAATTGAAGGAAAACTCCTACTTCTTCATCTGTAACTCGTGTTGGATCACCACTTACTAAATACTTTTTTACTATAGTAGAAGTTAACTTTATTTGAGTTCCATTAACTTCATACTCAACTCTGCCCATTGCTAAAACATCAGTATTATCATTTCTCATTATTTAAGCACCTCAACTTTCAATTCTTGGCCTTCAACTACTTTAGCCATAATCATTTGTGTATCTAATTCCTGTATAACTGTAATGCTCTCTGCATTATCAATGAACACTGGAAAATGTAAATCCATCATATTTGAAACAAAGTTACTCATTTCAAGGCCAGCCTTTATTTTTTCTGCATTAGATAACTTATTGAATTCTCTACCTTCATATAGGATTTTAAAATCATCTTTAAGCTCTCCATCTTTGGTTAATTTTTCAAATTGCAACTCTACTTTATCTAGGTACTTACCTATAATCTCAGTTTGCTTTTTAAGTTTTATAGAGTTGTACTGCTTACCGGCATCTATAGCAACTTTTAATTCTGCTATTTTTAGCTTGGAGTTTTCAATTTCTCTCTTGGATTTTTCTATATCATGCTTGATTTTTTCATTCTGCTTTTCAAGAGCTTCTATATTTGAGTTATGAGCAAAAATTCTTCTCTCTTCCTCATCAAGCTCTAATACTTTTGCTTTTATTGATGTGATTTTCTCTTTTCTGGATTCTTCCTCTTTTGATTTTTCTGCTGCAAGGTTACTTATTTCTTTTTGAATAGTCTCTATTTGATATTTAAGACCTATTTCCCATTCCTGGACTACTTTCATATTCTCTGCTTTTGTAATTTCATTTTCTTTTTCAAGTTCATCTATCTCTTTTTTCTTGGCTATGCCCTCAGCCTTTACCTCGTTTAATTCTTTTTCTAAACTAACCTTTAGAGTTGCATTAAGATCTATTTCATTACCACAGTTATCACAAGTAACCACGTTTTTACCAATATTAGATGTTTTGGCTTCAATATCTCTAAATCTTTTAAGTAAACTGTCTTTCTCTGCTCTCAGCCACTTAGTACCCTCTATAGGCTTTATATCAAGGTAACCTTTTAAAAGTTCTAATTCTAAATCTCTTTTTTTTCTTTCCAGTCTATCAAAATTAGGATCTTTAGATACTGATTCTAAACTTTTAAGCTGCTCTCTAAGATTCTTTAATTCTGTATCAGCAAAACTTTTTCTTTCAGGAATATCTATAGGTTTAGCCCCTTCGATGACCCCCTCTAGGAAGATGATATTTTCCTCCTGGTCTTTTAATTCTGCTCTCTTATCTGTAAGAAAAGTTTCAGGAGTTCTAAACTTATTCTTTTCTAATTTCTCCTTTAAGAAGTCTCCAAGCTCTGCAAATATGTCTTCCTTGCTTATTGGCTTTAAGATACTGGATAAAAGATTCTTTGCATCTTTTGGAGCTAAATTAGGAAAGTAATAAGGATTTAATATACTGAGGAAAACATCTTTGCTCTTATACAAGTCCCTTGAGATATCATTGTTGGCCACTTTAACGTCATTCAAGTAAATCTCATTACTGGAACCTTTCTTTCTTCTGATTAAAGTTTGTGGTGTTCCATCTATCTCAAGATCAAGTACCACCTCAGTCAACTTAGGCTTTTTATCATTAACAAGCCTTGCTGTAGCCTTTTCATTTCCGTTAATATCACAACCAGTTATAGCCCACGCTATAGCTTCACCTATGCTAGACTTTCCTAGACCGTTATCGCCACTTACCAGTGTTCTTTTACCTAAGACAAATTCGCATTCGTCTACGTAGCCCTTAAAGCCTTTTATGGCTATCTTATTTATATTTACCTGCATTTATATTTCCTCCTATTTGACTTTTACCCTCATTCCATAGTAGAATAGGGATACACTATTTTATTTATTGGCTCTTTTTCTAAGAGCTCTTTTTTTATATACTCTTTGAAATTCCATAATAAATAATTGCCACCTTTAACAGATAATCCTTTGAAGTCCTAACCCCTAACCTAAGATGATTTTCTCTAATGTCGTTTTGAGTTTCTGTCATGACCTCTTTAAATTTTGTATCCGACATCTTAAGACCGTTTTGCTCTAACAATTTTCTTATCAACTTTATTCTTCCTCCTTGTTATAACTGCATGGCATACGCCACTGGCAGTAGTCCCATAATAACTACCTATTTCGCTCCAACTAAGGCCTTCTTCTCTGAATTTAAGAACATCTTTTACATCCTTCTCAATCCAATCAAAGTTTGGAGATCTTTTACGTTCAAGCCATGCAAGATTATCTATATATTTAAAAGCTATTTCAGGCGGACAATTTCGCCTTATAGCAACATGGAGAGCCATTAGATTTTCAAATACCATTACTTAACACCTGCCTCCTTAATTATTTTTCTTGCATTTTCAAATCTAACTCTAGCTATCAGAAATATGTCTTTATAAGACTTGCCTTCTTTCTTAAGATTAATTACCTGCTTCTTCTTCTTGGCTGTTATTTTCATTACTTACATGCCTCCAAATCTAAAATCCTCTCTGACATTTCCTCAAGCTGTGCTTCAAGCTCCTTATTCTTTTTCTCATATTCCAGTAGCTCCATGGCTGTTTTATAATTAAGTCCCCCAATAAGTTCATGCAACTCTTTAATCTTATCTGTAATCGTCTTTAAACCTTTTATTCCAGTACCATTAATCTCTTTTGTAACTAAACTCTTAAGAGCAAATTCTATGTTGGGATAATAGCCTTCTGTTTTCCAATAAGGTTTCTTTGGTTCTTTTCCTGGTTCTGCTTTTGGAATTTTACGCTCCATGATGCAAACATTTCTTTCATCAATGGCTTCAATTTTGTAGTTTTCATTAATCTTCAATGGTTTCGCCTCCTATGCTCTAAATTCATGATCCTTGCCATACTGTTTGATTTTTAGTAACGTTGAAAATCTAAGGCTCTTATAGCCATATTCATTAGTTACTCTTTTAAATTTTTTGCGGATTGCTTTTCTTGTGGTAACAAATGGTATTGGCATAAAAGTTTTCTCTAAATGGTCTTTAGTTATTTGATTGATTACTTTTTGATATTTATTCAAGTCCTCCTTACCTCACTTTTTTTCGCATCATGACATATTTTATAGCCACAGCTCCTAATCATGTCATGGTTCTTTTTATCCACTCTTACTTTTTAGCCATTGCGGCACTATAGATATGATTAGTTATTGAAATGCTGATATTTGGTTTTGAAATGATTAAACTACTTTCTTTTCTTGGAAAGATATTATCTTACTGCTTTCCGCTAAAACAGTTTGTAAAATCCCTTTAAAGCAATCTCTTTCTTTTTTTACTTCTTCTAATTCCTTTTCAAGTTTTCTTTCCCTTAAAGTAGCTCTTTCCGGAATACAACCTTCAATCTTTTCAATGTATTGTAAATTGTATCTGATGCAAGGGATTCCTTTTACGGGAACAATGATTCTATTCTCTCTGTACTGGTCTATTGTTCTTTCTGAAACTTGCCACCTTTCTGCTAAATCCTTTTTAGTTAATAACTTATCCACAACTCTTGACCCCCTCATAAAATATTTCAGGCACTGTTTTCCCTAAAGCGCTTGATATTTTTTCCATTACCAATTTTGTTGGATTAGTCTCATTCATATTGTCATTTTCTATATCACTTATATACCCCACGGCCACACCAGATGCTAATGATAATTCCTTTACTGTCATCCCTATAGACTGTCTAAATTCTTTTATTCTGTTCATCTTCTCACCCCCTGTTTGCTATATTTAAATTATATGTTTTTCTCTGGTAGAGAACAAAGTTTATATTATTTCACTACAGGCGAAGAAAGCAAACTGTTGTTCGTTTTCAGCGAAATACTTTATTTTTCTTAATATTTCGTTGACATTGAAATATTTTAAGTATAAAATATTCGTTATGGGAGAATAATTACAAATGAGGTGATATTAATGAATGGATATAATATAAAAAAAATTAGAGAAGAAAAGCATATTACTATTAATAAACTAGCTGAATTAGCTGGCATGTCTGTAGGATATCTGAGTGACATAGAAAATAATAAGAAAAAGAATCCAACGATAGATAAAATTGAAAAAATTGCAGATGCGCTTGGAATTACAATAAAAGAATTGTTAACTACTGAGGAACAGTTGAACTATACTATTGATACTATAAAGAACATACATAATATTGTTAAAGAAGGTTTAGAAAATAGTTCATATGTAGTGGATAATAAAAACAATTTAATACTAGAACCTTTTTATGATGTAGAATTTACCGAAACTGAAAGGTCCGAAATAGTTCAATATATGAAGTACTTATTGTCGAAAAGAAAACGATAGGAGGTAATTTTTATGCAATACAATATAACCTATAGAAAGAAAGACAATGGATGGCAATACATTATCAGTTACAAAGATAATTTGGGAAAATGGAAACAGAAATCGAAACAAGGCTTCCCTTTGAACAAAGAGGGAAAACAGGCTGCAAAAGATGCCGCTCTAGTAACAGTAGACGAACTAAAATTAAAGAGTTGTATTGTTGAACATAATGAATGTGACAAAATGAGTTTTAAAGAATTTGGGGAAAAGTTCATTAAGCATGAAACTTTATATAAAACAGCTAATACAATAAGTTCTCACTACAGTTCTTTGAAAAAATTCTCTTCTCTCTATGATCTTTCTTTACCAGAAATTACGAATCTAGATGTTCAAAACTGCATTGACTTGCTTGTAAACAAAAAATTAAAAGCTTCCACTATAAAATGGCATTTATCCAATATAAAACTTATATTCGCCTATGCAAAAGAAAAATATAAGCTTATACAGGAAAATCCAGCATCCAATATTGATATACCTGTAGACGAAAATACAAGTGAGAAAACTGCATTGACTATAACTCAATTAGAAGATTTGTTAAAAAAAATACAATATAAACCTTTTTTCTTAATGTCTCTTTTGGCTGCAAAATGTGGCTTAAGGATAGGAGAAATTGTTGGTCTGAGATGGTCAGATATTGACGAACCAAGGTCTATTCTACAAGTATCGCTTCAATGGAAGAAAATTGATAGCAATAAATATGGATTAGGAAAATTAAAAACTAATAATTCTAAAAGGGAAGTCCCTATTCCTGTAGTGGTTATGGATGAACTTATGAAATTTAAAAAAGAAAATCCTATTAATTTTGATAATAGAATTTTTAAAAATAAATCACTTGTAGGGATATCGTCTGACTTGAGTAGAAATTATAAAAAAGCTGGGTATAGTATAACAGTGCACGAATTAAGACATACTTATGCTACCATGTTGATAAGTCATGGTGTTGACTTTAAAACCGCCGCAAAGCTGCTAGGACATGATATTAAACAAACCATGAATACTTATTCTCACGTAACATCTGACATGATAGAAAATGCGTCAAAAAAAATCAATACAATATTTTAATTTTTGACGATTTTTTGACGGATTATTTGTAAGTTCCTATTTATAAAGGCTTATTAACTAAAACTAAAACATTAGGTACGAGTATTGCTCCTAAGATTGCAAGAATTGCAATGACAGCTATGACTTCTATAAGGGTAAAACCTTTCTTTTTTGTTTTAACTTTAATATTTTTTGTTGTTAAATCCTTCAATTTTAAATTTTCCATCCTCATCTCTTCTCCTTCATATATTTTGTATTTTATACCTTGATTATGGACAGAAATTAAATATATATACCTATTTGGTTAAATAAATTTTTAATTTTTTTAAGTTATCTGTAACAAAAAAAGATAGCTATTTCTAACTATCTCACTATATATTAAATTAAAATTCTCATATTTTCCATAACAATTTTATATTGGCTTTTATTGTGTTATATATTATAATACTAATTTATTGCTCTGATTTGCTCTATAACTGTTTCGTGATCTTCTACTTTTTCAGTTAATTTTGTAAGCTTACCCTGCATATCTGCAAGCACATATGTAGCCTTTTCCTGTTCAGCCCTTGTTACTTTCACATTTTCCTCTAAAGACCTGAAAAGCAAATACATCTCATCCTGCCTTTTCCCCATGCTTTCTTGCCTTGTTTCCATGACATCAAATCTTGTTTCCATACTTTCTTGCCTTGTTTCCATGCTTTCAAATCTTGTTTCCAAGCCATCAAGCTTTTTTAATATCAATTCAAACATCTGTCTTGTTTCTTTATCCAAAATTATCAC